TCGATGCGATTTAAAAAGCAGCAAACGGACGCAGTGTGTGGATAATTATATTGACTCACTGCGTCAGATAAGTAGAATGCATCGCATCGAACAGCAGCGATTCTGCAAGAAGCTGAATTAAATCAGCAAGTTCGATGATGAAATACAGAATCGAGTATTTCAATTTGTAGCAAGGCAGCAACTGAACGAATCACAGAGAGCTTACTTCAGTAAGTGACCTGTGTGAGTGATGGAAGCTAACGCAGCAACAAATTGAAAGACGAAGATTATGCGGGAATAGCTCAGTTGGTAGAGCACGACCTTGCCAAGGTCGGGGTCGCGAGTTCGAGTCTCGTTTCCCGCTCCAAATTTAGTGATTCGTATTCAACGGATTACATATCAGATTAAAGGCGCGTTGGCAGAGTGGCCATGCAACGGATTGCAAATCCGTCTACCTCGGTTCGACTCCGGGACGCGCCTCCAATTTACACCCTGCCCGGGTGGTGAAATCGGTAGACACAAGGGATTTAAAATCCCTCGGCTTATGGCTGTGCGGGTTCAAGTCCCGCCCCGGGCACCATATTTCAAGCTGTGAAAAACCAAATAAAATCAAAGCAATATGCAGTAATGTCGTAACCGCCCAAGGGCGGTTTTTTTGTGCCTGCGATTTGGTTCCTAATATCCATTCCTAATATCAGATGCTTTTCTTCTGCCCGCCAACCACTGGCACTACGACAATTTTGCGGTCATAAGCTGCGGTTTGTTCTACATTTTTATGACCTGTAATCGCCCGCTTCTCGTATAGATCCCCATCAAGATCGGATACACCTTTGGCTTTCAGATCATGAAAGGTGAAATCGAAAAGCAGCTCCGGGAATTTAATCCGGGCTTCTTCGCGCGCTGCACTCCAGCGACTATTAAAACCGTCGCGCGTATAACCAGAACCGTTTGGCTGGTGGATGATAAATATACTGCTCATGCCAGGCTTGAGGCTTAAACCTGACGCCATGTTGATCACAGATGTAAGGCGAGGGGACCACCCTTTAATTTGGGCTACGCTGGTTTTACTCTGCTTAATTAAAATACCTTCTTCAACGATTTGGCTTTTTTTCATCGACAAGACATCAGCCTGTCTGGCGCAACACAAGTAAGCCAGTTCCATCGCTATTTTAACAATGTCCGGCGCACAGGAATAAAGCGCTTGGTATTCCGCATCCGTTACGTAACGGTCTCGCGATTCCTCCTTGAACTTCTTAACTCCTTTCGTGGGGTTGCCTCTAACCATTCCCCGTTCATATCCCCAACGGTACATGCGTGACATAAAAGCTTTTTCGCGGTTGGCCTGCACGCGGCTTTTAAGTCCGCGCTTGTCCATATATTTTCGGACGTGCTCAGGTTTGATTGCATCAGATGGCATTGCGCCAAAAACTGAAAGCACGTTTTTCGAATACTTCAGGTAATCCTTCTGTGTTTCACGCGCCAACTCAAAGAAATCGGCTGACTTGAAGAAACGATCTGCCAAAGACGCCAAAAGTTTGTCATCGGGTATTTCGTTAATGAGCGCCTCATATGCCGCCCACACCTTGGACTGAGGTGAATCAAGGTTGCATAGGCGTATGGCACCACCATTTTTCGGGTGGAACTCATATGCTGATCTGCCGCGATAAACACGCGGCGGCATCCATGCATCTTCAGTATTTTTTCTTGTTCTAGCCATTAATCTAACGCGCCGAAGTTTGGTTCATGGTTATCCTGTTCAGCAACTTTGCGATGTGTAATCGGGTCGTTAAAGTGCTGCCAGGTCGTTCTTGGTCTGCCGTCACGCCGAACCACAAAAAATATGCCTGCTTGCTTTAAGCAATGGCACTGCTTTGACGGAATTTTGTAGCCTGTGATTTTTTCGATATCAGCATCAGAAATTATGTCGTTCTGCATCAGCACATATCCTCCACGCGTTACCTGCTGCAACAGGTTAGATTGCTGTGACAAGTCACAGTATTAATTTTGTTTCATGCCAGCCGCGATTAGCCCAGCAGGCTGCTTCACCTTTGCATGGGCAATCCTGTACCGGCAGTTGATCGCCACACTTCCCACACTGCCGTTTACTGATTACCCGAATACGGCCACGCACACGCGCATCATCCTGGCGAATCAGCAACGCTATGTACTCGGCCATCTCATAGGGTTCGCGACCGGGTCGACGAGTGGCACAGTTGTGCGCCAGCATCGCTAACTCCTGACTATCCAGAACCAGCTCCAGTTTATGCTCACCGGCAGCGGCCTGACGCGCGCGTTGCGCGGCTTTGCGTTCTGCTGCTGTCATGCTCATCGTGTTGATCCTATATCTGCACTATCCTTAAGCAGGAGGTGCTTATGTGTGGACGATTCGCGCAGTACAGCAGTAGAGATGAATACTTTGAGTCGTTCGGCTTGAAGGCTGACGAAATCCAATATGATCCAGAACCTATAGGGCGTTTTAACGTCGCACCCGGCACGAAGGTGCTTTTGCTTAATGAACGTGACGAAGAGCTTCACCTCGACCCGGTAATTTGGGGCTATGGTCCAGAATGGTGGGATAAGCAGCCGCTCATCAATGCGCGAGGAGAAACTGCTCCGACCGGCCGCATGTTCAAACCGTTGTGGAATCATGGTCGGGCCATCGTTCCAGCTGATGGTTGGTTTGAATGGAAGAAGGAGGGCGACAAAAAGCAGCCTTATTTCATTCACCATAAGAAAAACCAGCCCCTTTTCTTCGCCGCCATAGGCAAAGCTCCTTACGATAAAGACCACGGACAAGAAGGATTTGTCATTGTGACGGCAGCAAGTAACAAAGGTATGGTCGATATTCATGATCGGCGACCGCTGGTTCTGACAGCTGATGCTGTCCGGGAGTGGCTTAGTGCTGACACCACACCCGAACGCGCGCAGGAAATCGCGCATGATGCGGCGTTGCCTGAAAAAGACTTCATCTGGCATCCAGTTTCCAGAAAGGTCGGCAATATTCATAATCAGGGCTCCGAGCTGGTGGAGGAGATAGACGATCCGGTAACTTGATAGCTGTTGCACTGTCCATCGCTCATCAGTATTTTCTTTCTGTAGCTACTGCTCGTGAATCACGCCATGCAGAGTAAGAGCGACCAGCGGTGTTGATTCGCTGCAGCTTTAGCTGCTGGCGTGGCGATTTCATATTGAGATAATCAAAGCCGGTGCGTCCCAGCTTATGAAGTTTGAACATGCACACCCTCCACGCGCTTAAACTCAACGACCCACACCCACGGGTTAGCCTGCCAGCTTTCAACGCCGTAAATGGATTGCCATAGCGACTCAAACCTTTCAGCAGCTGGAGTGCCACCGCTACCTACGCAGCCATCTAAACCTGACCACGGCTTGCTTGCCTTAATGCCTTCAGCCTTCGCGTCAGCCTCACTGATGCTGTTCAACCGCTCCACACGAACGCCGGTTATCTCCAGCGTTATGCGAGAAGCCCAGCGCGGCATGAGGATAGATGGGTGCCAGCGGAAAGGAACATGCACATTACTTTCAGGGCTGAATATTCCGCGCACGCCATCTACGACTTCAATATCCAGGCGGCGGTCGTCATCCGCTGCATACCAGACGCGATCGTTGGGGTAATAATTTGCAAAATCTTCACTCCATGTCTCACGCACCCACAGGCGATCACCCACTGCACCATATGGGCATGCGAACAGTTTCGAGCGGACGTGATTGCCGGTAGCATTTGATTCTGCCCAGTGGTACTTGCCGATATCACTGCGTTTAGTGGAGGCTGTAATGCGCAGCAGGCCAAGCTGATTTGATTCAGGCTGCACCTTCATAATCCGGCGCGTCTGCGTCTTTCTGCCTTCCAGAACTGCACGAACCATTTCAGTGTTAAAGATAATTCCGCGCTCACGCATGGCTAGTCTCCCTGTACTTTGCTATCGCTTCTTCAAGCGTAGGATGGCGCTCATACATGCGGCCTTCTGGCTGACGGCGGAATAAAACCAACTTCAACATTCCCGGCCCTGACGGCTCAACCTCAAATCTGATAAAACGATCATGCGCAAGGATCACGGCTTTTGTCAGGCCGTCATAATCGAATGTTGCAGCGCGAAACCCACGCGTACTCAACTCAATACCGCGCGATCTCGGTTTAACTTTTCCGCACAGGTGATTACCTCCACCCATGACATCGCACAGCATCTGGAAGCAGAAGAACTGATCTTCTGTCATCCACTCTTCACGGTAGTATTCATGCTCAGCCATCACTCACCATCCTTAGCTGCACGGAGCCAAATGCAGACTGCGCCGTCTTCAGTGTCATGGATAGATGCAACGAACCAACCTTCACCTGCTGGCGCTTCTGGTTGCCAGGAAGAGATGTCATAGCCATCAACTTTTGGGTCGATTTCCTCTTCATCGCGATACTGGATAGAGCATTTCAAAACCTGCTGCTTTAACCACTGATTAAACTCTTCAGGCGCAATGCTTTCCCGGCCATCGCAAAATAGTTCGTAAACCGGGTGAGTCCAGTAGCCGTGTTTGTCACGATCAACTTGCAAGGAACTTAGAGTCTTTTTCTCTACCGCTACGTCTGCGCCAGAAGTGCGTGACTGAGCGATAGCTGAACGGACTTCTCTGTGATAATCGTCCGCAAACTCTTCTGGTGAAGCGTTAGGCAAGAACTCCAGTGCAGTTAGAAAACCACCGGTAATATCGTAGGTTTGCTCAGGGGTATCATTGATGAACCCACTTTCCCAAGCACCAAGCATTCGGTTCACAGCAAAATGAATACCTTCGGCCCGCAATGAATTGAGCATTACGTTCGTTTCTGGAGTGGCAAGAGAGCGACTTAAGAAAACGACATCGTCATTTTCACTGGCATCCTCATGACCGCACGCTGAGCAAGCTGAAAAACCAGCCGCGTGAAGTTCAATGAGATTTTTAATAGCGTAGTTTTCAGTAGCCAGCGCCTTATTGCAGGTATCCATCACATCAAGACGTGTAGCCAGGTCTGATACCAGCTTTGCGATTTCAGTAAGCGGCGCATCAGCGTCCTGAGCTTTGGCGAAAGCGTGACCTGCTGCCACCAGTTCTTTGTTTGATTTCTGCTTAGTCATGCTGGTGGCCCTCATTGAACGGTACGGCTTGCGCTGTTGAGGCGCTCGGCAGCTTTTTGGGCTGCGATTGGATTACTGATCACTGAGGCGTCTGGCATAACCCAGCCGGCCAAAATGATGCTGTAGGGCAGGGTGATAATGCCCACGGTGATATGGTCCTTCGAATGCTTCATACATCCTCCACGCTTATTTGGTTGCGGGAATCCCTTGCCATTGCTGGCAATAAATCACTGAGGGATTCATTTAATTGGCTGACAGGTTCTGCAAAACCTGTAGCCTCGTTACTCCACGTCGAAAGGTATTGCGGTGCCGGGTGCCTCCCGGAGCTCTGGCTGAACTGGCAATAACCAGAGCGGGTTTAGACTTTGAGCCTCAACCGATCGCGTAATCGTTTGGGCCAGTTCACCACACTCGCACTTGGTGCCATCACCACAATGGTTGAGAGCTTTACAGTTCCCGGCCCGGCTGAGGATGAACCAAACGATTCCGGGGGTTAAAGCTCTCACCATTGTGTGCCGGTTACCCCATCCGGCGCAGGCACTGCCATCAATTATGATTAAGCAACCTGCGGATTTGAGTTGTGATGACCGGTGCTAATCTCCGGCTTTGGTATTCATTGTCATGTCACCGAACGTCTTCGGCTAAACCTCGCTGGAGGGACTTAACCACATGCCCCGCGCCAATAAAGGATTTCACGCTTAGCTTGCGCATTCACCACAACGTTGAGAGCACTTAACGCCTCTGTGACGCGGCTCGGTGCGCCCGTCAAATGCTCTCATCGTTGTGAAAAAGAGGCGGTTAAACCGGTCGAACACTATCTTCCCTCCCCTGATAGGGTTGAAAGCCCCGGAGAAACCGCCCAAACACTCAACGTTTAAAACACAGCCTTGTATTCCACATCCAATTCACAGCATTCGAACGTCATGACACCGGTATCTGCATCACAGATGAGTTCGGCATCAGGGAAGAGGTACAGGAAGGTGATCAAGTCCCGTAAGCTGGTGTCGGCCATTTGCTTGATCATCTTCATGACTTGTTCCCAAAAGCGTTTCGATGGCTAAAATATACTTGCGAGTATATTGACTGTAAATACTTAAAGGTAAATTAATTTTACGTGTGGGTATATCACAATGAAAACTTTGTGAATTTATTTTGAGGGGAATGAATTTAGACGTAAAAAAACCCGGTATAAACCGGGCTATGGTGATCGCTGGCTAACAACTCAGGGGAGGTTTGTCACTTTCGCATCCACGACAACGCCTATTATTCGACAGTTGCCATTTATCTCGGTCATTGGGTATTGGGGATTCAGCGGCTTTAGGAATTTACGCCCAGCATCTACTACCAATTTCTTGAAAGTGGCTTCATTTTCGCTGTCTAGCTTTGCTACGACGAGCTTGCCATTACGAGCCTCAACCTCTGGATCAATGAGAATGGCCATACCTTCAGGAATGCTTAGTCCTGCAGGTGCAGTCATTGAGTCACCTTTCACATCAAGCCAGAACGAGCTATCAGAACAAGCCACGGTTGTCTCATACCAGCGATCAACACTTTTTTTATGATATGGCTCGATAGCTTCCATCCACTGTCCTGCGCTTACCCAGCTTATAACCGGGAAATTTCCCTTTGGTTCATTTAATCCAGCGAACGAAACGTTTGAAGGTTCAGCTTTAGCAAGCCCGTCCATCCATCCGCGCGGCAAACGTAAAGCCTCTTCGAGCTGTCTTGCGGCTTGTTCACCAATGTTTCGCTTACCCACCTTACCGGCAGGATAGAGCATTCGCGAAACTACTGTCGCGTCTAACCCTGCTGCATCAGCAAACTCTTTTTGAGTTTTATAGCCAGCAACAAGCTCTTGGAGCTTAAGCCGCCGCATTTCGAATACGTCATTGTTTGGTTCGGTTTTCATACTGAGATCATACGAAAATTTACTCGCAGGTAAATGACTCTCAGGTATTGAATAAAATATACTTACAGGTATACTCACTTTCATCAACCACAGGAGGCTTCATGGAAACGTTAAGAACGTATCTGAACGGCCTTGCTTTGGGTAAACAACGAGATTTCGCAGCGGCTTGTGAAACTTCAATTGAATACCTTCGCAAGGCTATCAGTAAAGGCCAAAAGTTAGGCCCGGCGCTCTCAGTGCTCATCGAAATTAATTCAGATCGCGCAGTAAGCAGGAAAGACCTTCACCCAGATGATTGGATGAAAATCTGGCCTGAATTGGATTCTAAAGCCACAGCCGCTTAGCGGTAACTACAACAGGTAAAACGAAATGGTAGACACCATCAACACAGCAATTCGCCTGATGTGCAAAGCACACCAACACGGTCGTTTAGGTATGGCTGCTGACATGGGCATGACCATCGACCAATTCCACAACCACCTCTACCGCAAGTGCGGCAGTCGCTTTTTCTCGCTGGATGAGTTGCAGCAGATGGAAGACCTGTCACGCAGCACTTACCTGGCTGAGTACTTCGCTAATCGCAAAGGCCTGACGCTGGTGGACGTTTCAACCGTTGAGAAAGTGGACAAGGTTGATCTGTATGACATCGAGCTGCGCAACAAAGCCACTGCCGGGAAGCTGGCGATCGCTAAGCAGGAAGCAGTAGCAGACGGTGTTATTGACCAGAAGGAGCTGAAAACGCTTTCTGGATTATTTCAGCAAAAAATGCGCGGCCAGATTCATGGCTTTCTTGGCTTCCTCGCGCTGTACGGCGTGGGCGTGACAGAGCATTCGGTAGACATGTTCATGTCCAACCGCAAAGCAGAAGTGGGCATGCAGATTCAGGCACAGGAATTATGAGATGGGTAGAGCAGAAAGGTTGAGCGCCCCAGTTTGCAGACCGGAGCGCTCGGCATCGTCAAATCAACTTGCGTGGAGAAGTAACGACATGAACAGCTTAATTCAAACAAGACCTTCAGTGCAATTCCGCTGCCGCGTGGAGGCTGGTCAGTTGCGGTATGAGCAAATATTACGCGTTGCAGGTCAGGCCGACAACTACCAGTCAGCGGAACCGTTGGTAGTTCAGAACGCCTGGAATGATTTTTATCGTAATCAGGAGCCCGCCAAATGCGAATACTTGACCGCTGGTTCACTGATCGTCGGGGCATTCCTGTTCGCGTTATCCGCTGGGAACCAGAATCAAACCGCGTTATTTACCTTCGCACTAATTACGAACATGGCGAGTGCTTCAGTCCTCTCCTCCAGTTCCAGCGCGACTTTCGGGAAATAGAGGCACCGCATGAGTTTACTTCTGAAGGTAAAACCGCTGGTAGTTAGCCCGGTGCTTGCATGCCGTATTGGCCTCAATGAAGCGATCGTGCTTCAGCAGATTTGCTATTGGCTGGAGGACACCACATCGGGTGTTGAGCATGAAGGTCGCCGCTGGGTTTACAACACCATTGAAGACTGGAATGAGCAATTTCCGTGGTGGTCATCAGACACGGTTAAACGCGCTCTGACATCGCTTAAAAAAAGCGGGCTTATCTACGTTGAGCAGTTAAAAAAGACGCAGCATGACCGTACAAATTTTTACGCGATTAACCACGCAAACCCACTGTTATCCGATGAGTGCAAATTGCCCTCATCGAAAGATGCAAATTGCACTCATCGAACAGGGCAAGATGCACCAATCGAACAGGGCAAATTAAACCCATCGATGGGGGCAAATTGCACTCGTCTTACAGAGAATACAACAGAGATTACTACAGAGATTACAGGTAAAGACCCTTGTCCGGTTTCTGCGAAACCCGACGATGAACAGGATGAGTTCAAGGTTCTTGATCATCTGAATAGGGCTGCTGGCCTGCGATACCAGAAATCTCGCTCATCACTCGGACCAATTCGCGGACGCCTGGCAGAAGATTTTACAGCCGAAGAGCTCATTCTCGCCGTGGATTACACCATCGCAAAATGGGCTGATGACGCCAAGATGCGCGATTACGTCCGCCCGGAAACAATTTTCCGACAGGGTAAGTTTCCCGCATACCTCGGCTCGGCTCAGGCATGGGAGCGCGCTGGCCGTCCGCCATGCATCAAAGGGAAATGGCAGCGCGACACCACTCAGGTGGCGAGCATGGATTATCAGATACCTGACGGCTTCCGGGGGTAACGATGAACACTGAAACGCTGATTCTTACGCACCTGATGGCCTTTCCCGGCCAGACCCCGGCGCAGATCGCCAGAGCAATCGGTCGCACGCGCAGCACCGTAGTTTCTGCATTGCCGGTGATGACCGCAGTTGGCGATGTCTGGAGCGATGCCGAGGCTCATTACTTCACCGCAGAGCCAGCTGGTGAAGGCGACGAAAAATACATTGCCCTTTGCGACAAAGCCTACAGCCTGCAGGAGCGCAATCTGTGGAACCGCGCCGCCAATGTCTGGCAGCAGGCGCAGCAGTCAACCCGCAAAGCTGGTCTCCGTGAGAAAGCGAGAATCCGGGCAAACATGTGCGTAGCGAAGGCGAAAGAGCGTGACCCGAAGCCAGCGCCCGATCCGTTTGGTAACCGTGGGAGCTTCCGCCGATGAAAGCAGCCATCAAAGCGCACTACTGGCGCAACGAAGATTACTACCGTGGCATTCGCGCAGCGGTCCTGATGATTACCGGTTTAGTTATTGCCCTGATATGGGAGTTGAAAACAGCATGAGCAATTTGCTTCAGGTTTACAAAAACAAAGACGACAACGAAACCGACATTACGGTACGTAAAACTTACCTGCTGGGTGTTAGTGAGTTGTATATCGAACCTGGTTACAACGTTCGCGATATCGATCAGGCTCACGTCGAAGAATTCCGCGATGCGTACATTGCCGGTGAGAATGTTCCACCTCTGACGGTTCAGGTGACAGATCAGGGCGTGAAGGTGATCGACGGTCACCACCGCTTGCACGGTGCGAAGCTGGCGCAGGAAGCAGGCTATGAAATCCGCCTAGAGTGCAAAGACTTCGTAGGCAACGAAGCCGAGCGCATCGCCTTCATGGTGACTAGCAGTCAGGGCTGCCCGCTGGAACCGCTGGAGCGCGCTGCAGCATACCAGAGGCTGAAAAATCAGGGCTGGGAACCGGCAGAAATCGCGAAGAAAGTTAAACGCTCTCCGTCAGACATCGATCAGCACCTCGCTTTGCTGACAGCTGGCGATGAGCTGATTGGCATGGTGAAGCGTAACGAAGTCGCAGCAACTACCGCCGTTGCTCTTTCACGCGAGCATGGTGCCAAAGCAGGGACTATTGCCGCAGAGGGTCTGGCAAAGGCTAAAGCCAACGGCAAGAAGAAACTGACGCGTTCAGCAGCCCTTGCTAACCCGGCACAGGTACGCGAAACCATCCGGAAGAAACACGCCACCTGGTCACAGCAAACCTTTGGTGATGTCGGTCCGATTGGCCCACTCAAGCACCTCGCCAAAGAAGCGCTCGAAGCCGCTGAAGCAGTGGACGACCTGTCAGAGTGGGCAGACCTGCAGTTCCTTCTGTGGGATGCACTTCGCCGCGCTGGCATCACTGATGACGAGCTGAACACCGCGATGGACATCAAGTTGAGCATCAACATGGCCCGCAAATGGCCCGAGCCGAAAGATGGCGAACCACGCGAACACATCAAGGAGGAAGCGTAATGCCTTACCAGCTCATTTACGCCGATCCACCGTGGCAATACAACAACAGCGCCAGCAATGGCGCTGCTGCTGACCACTACAACACCATGACGATGACTGACCTTAAGCGCCTGCCCGTGTGGGCGCTTGCTGAGGAAAACGCGGTGCTGGCGATGTGGTACACCGGCACCCACAACCAGGAGGCGCGCGAACTGGCTGAGTCGTGGGGGTTCCGTGTTCGCACCATGAAGGGGTTCACCTGGGTGAAGATGAACCAGCGCGCAGAAGAACGCTTCAACCGCGCGCTGACAGAGCAGACCATTCACGACTTCACCGACCTGCTGGACATGCTTAACGCAGAAACCCGCATGAACGGCGGCAACCACACCCGCAGCAACACAGAGGATGTGCTGATTGCTACGCGCGGCACCGGGCTGGAACGCGCCAGCGCATCGGTAAAGCAGGTTGTGTATTCATGCCTGGGCGAACACAGCGCGAAGCCGTGGGAAGTGAGAAACCGTCTGGAGCAACTTTATGGTGACGTGTCACGCATTGAGCTGTTTGCGCGAACCGCCGCCGATGGCTGGGATTGCTGGGGCAACCAGTGTGACAGCAGCGTGCAACTGATCGCCGGGAGGGTGGCATGAATAATCATCAAGAAATGAGCGCGAAGAAGAAAGATGAATTGCTGCACTGTGCACGCATCTTGGCATCCGTCTCAACCAATGAAGAGATAGTGGAGGTTGCGAAGATATCTATTGCCCTTCTGATAACCAAGGAAAATGGATGGATAAGCTGTATGGACCGCATGCCGCCAGACGGCAAAGGTGTCCTAACGTGGGATGGCGTGTTTGAGAAGATACTTCACACGATGTATGGGCACTGGCAATGTTGGCAACCTGGGAAAATCACGCACTGGCAATTTCTGCCAGCACCACCGCAGCCCACAACGGACACCTACCAACAGATTCAAAATGATGAGCGGGGTGGATGATGGAAAAAATTTACATTTCAGGGCCGATGACAGGTTATGCAAACTTTAACCGCGAAGCGTTCAATGATGAGGCTGAGCGCATAAAGGCCGGTGGTCTTGTGCCTCTCAATCCAGCCATTCTTCCCGATGGCCTATCGCAGTTTGAATACATGGATATCTGCATGGCAATGCTTAGATGCGCCGACGCAATATTCATGCTTCCAGGCTGGCAAAAATCCGATGGCGCTAAAGCAGAACTGGCCCTGGCGAAAAAGCTAAAAATCAAGGCTTATGATGTGATGCCGGGGTGGGCTCGAATGCATGGAGTCCAAACCAGCGGCGATGATTGCCGTGAAAGTGGAGTTGAGCAAACCAACTATGGGAGTGCTGAGTGATGCCTGAATTGAAAGCTGGTGGCTTGGCGCTAATAATCGATAGCAATAAGTCATCTGACATCGGTAAGTGCGTTACATGCGTTCAACTTGTTCCGGCGCGCGGTTCATTCTATTCGCCGCGAGGCCGACCATGTTTGAATTTCAGCGATCATAACTGTTGGTTGGTGACAGGTGATGTCGTATCAGAGCTAGTGAAAGGCGCACCAATCTGGGCTGGAAATGGATGGGCGCTTTATCCCCTGCAGTACCTGATGCCTATCGACGGCGATAAATTCCAACATGAAGGCGAACGTCAGAAGGAGTTGACCATTTGAAATTAACTCTGCCATTCCCTCCGTCCGTAAACGCTTACTGGAGAAACACCCGCAAGGGAGTATTGATCAGCGCCTCCGGGCGCTGTTTCCGATCCAATGCGATTGCGGCGGTATACAAACAGCTAAAGCGCAAGCCTAAGCCGATTACAGTGAATGTTGCAGTAACGGTGATGCTGTACCCGCCAGACAAGCGCATGCGTGATTTGGACAATTACCTGAAAGCTGCATTCGATAGCCTGACACATGCTGGCGTGTGGATGGATGATAAGCAGATTAAGCGCCTGATAGTTGAATGGGGTCCAGTTACTAAGGGCGGTAAATCCGAGGTTACGATAAGCGAATATCAGGCGGTGGCAGCATGAGGGCGATACTGACACCTGAAATCGCGCATCAAACTGGCATTGTGCTGCTGAAGCCGGGCCGCGAGCTGCTACCGATGTTTCGTGGCCGCGTTCTGGTGTGCACCCCATCGGGCGATGTATCGAACCTGCCATCAGGTTTAATCAACGACAGCGCCCAGCCGTTGCTTGATGAGCCGCTGCTGAAAACCTTCCTCGCTGATGAACGAGTGATCGATGCTGCTGGTGGATGGGAGGCACACGTCACATGGGTGCAAAAAATTCGCTCCTGTCAGCAACACGAAAAAGATTCTTATCATCACCACGATTACACTACGTTGCGGACCGAACGCGGAGCGGTTTGCCTGTGCTATACCCACGATAATTTTTGCCGTGCCAATGGCGCACCGGCAAAGCTGGAAGAAGTCGCAGCAGGCAACCTTTCCCGCTGGATTATCGAATCAGCATGCATCCAAATGGGATTAGGCGCAGATCACCTGATGACGTTGCCAGAGCTGTGCTGGTGGGCATGCATCAGGGAAGTTATCGACCTGATACCGGAAGCACCGGCGCGGCGCGTTCTACGTATGCCGGTAGAGAAACCAGCAACTGGGCCAATGCCGGAGGCAGATATCAACCCGGCACGCGCTGCGCGGGAAGTGATTCAGGAAGCGGTAGAGTCGGTTAAGCAGGTGATGACCATCAAAGCCGACCCGGATTCGCCGCAGTCGTTTATGGCGAGACCAAAACGTCTGCGCTGGAGCAATGAGAAGTACACGCGTTGGGTCAAGGTGCAGCCATGCGCCTGCTGCAATAAACCAGCAGACGACCCACACCACATAATCGGACACGGACAGGGAGGAATGGGAACAAAGGCGCATGATTTGTTTGTGATACCGCTTTGCAGGGCGCATCACGATGAACTGCACCGGGACATGAGGGCATTCGAAGAAAAATACGGCAGTCAGTTAGAGCTGCTGTTCAGGTTCCTAGATCACTCGATTGCAGTCGGCGTGATCGGGTAAATTAAAAAGCGTGGAGGAATATGTATGCGTGACATGTCACAGGTATTAGAACGTTGGGCAGGATGGGCGCGGTCTGATCGTAGCGGTGTAGATTACTCACCAATTGCGGCTGGGTTCAAAGGGCTGCTACCACAGGATTCAAAAATGACCCTGTCATGCACTGATGATGATGGATTGGTTATTGAGTCATGCTTAGCCAAACTTCGCGCCCGCCGTCCTGATGAGCACGAGTTAATTGTTCTGCATTACTTCTACAACATATCCAAACGAAAGCTGGCGCAGCGCGCGAAATGCGACGAGAAGATGATCCGCATTCAGGTCCAAATGGCTGAAGGTTTTATTGAAGGCTGTCTGGCATGGCTGGATGTTCGGCTTGAAATGGACCCGGAATTAGAGCCAAGAAAAATTATTCAAAAAACATTAACGCGGTCCGCAAAATCATTGGTAATGTGATAAGAGTCGTTACTACGCAGTACTACTTATCATCAAGAATCAGTTGCAAATTACGTGAGTGATTTAAAGCGCCCGAAGCCTCACCAGCTATCGGGCGTTTTTGTTTTCATCTCATGGAAACTCAAATTTGAGTAATTTTGCGATTGCTTGAGAACAAATTAACCCTGTGGCTGACGGGCCAGGTAACTATCGCGGAACGCGTCAGGGTTCATATTTTAGAGGGTCGCCATAGAGCGGCCTTCTTTCGTTTTTGCGCCCGCCAATCACTGTTAACCGAAATTTTCACGCCGTGGCGGTGCGCAATTTTTTATTTCGAGACTACCGACGGCACCGACCTATTGGGAGGTGAGGATGAAACGTATGCCAGATAAAGACATGGGCTTCTGGGCAAGCCTGCTGGCCTGGCTATATGCCCACAAAAACGAATCGGGGTAT